CTAAACAAGGAAGGAACCGAAAATTCATATCAGCAGTCTCTACCCCACCTCCAGCATCCTCGATCCTACGCATACGCCAATAAACAAAAGTATAATCATTACTGTTAGGTACAGGCCAAACATTTATTCTAGGTGCGTCAACTAACCTTTCTATCCATACTTGAATAGGTCTACCCTGTGAAAGTTTATTAGGAATAGAAGCAAAAGTACTTACGCTAATACGACTAATATTGATATCAGACTGTTTCGTTGTACTACCGCTATTAGTACGTATAGCCTGTTCTAATAAATCTATGGTGTCAGAAGGAAGTGTATATTGAGAAGTACCTGTGGTTAAACTTACGGTACCAGAATCTATAGTCCACAGATTTATACCTCTATTCTGCCATTCTATAGTAAGAAGATTCATTGACCGGCGAGCAGTACGCAAGTCATATCCAGAACGCATTTCACTTCCCGCACGCTCCCACGCTTCTTCAGCGATCTCCGTGAAGTCCATATCAAATGCGGTTGTACCTGACGTAGCCATTATGACTTCCTATATTTAGCCATTTTATCCGCTATCTTTTTTGGCTGCTTCACGAACTGCTTCCCTGCAGCAGTCCCCCGGCGCTTTGCTTGCGTGGTCGCTGCATACTTCTTTAGGTATAACGATTTTATGGCCTTCTCCGGTAAGTATCGTTCGCCGGTTTTGCCTGACGGGTTCCCCGATTGTGTCTCCCATTTAAGACCCTTTCATCTTAATCATCTTAGCGGAGCGAACACCTTTTTTGGCAATGCCCGCACCGCGAACTTTACCGCCGTGACCATATCTCATCATACCGCCCATATTCTTCTTCACAGGCTTCTTTTTCTTCTTTCTCTTCTTCTTGGGGATTCTATCTTCTTCGGGAAGATCAAGACCCTCAAAACCCGCTTCTATCTCCTCTGGAGTAGGTCTACGTTTAGTCGGGCCTTCAGGAGCGAGCATGGGGGCGGCTGTAGGCCCCACACCTCCACCTAATTCCGGCAACTCTTCTATTTTAATAGGCATATCAGGAACCCTTCTCTAACACTTTCAACGTTTTCTAGCCTGTCTAAGACAGCTATTTAACTGCTTTTAAGACCTTTTCATCTTAACCATTTTAGCGGGGCGAACCTTTTTCTGTACTGCTCTGCCAACACCGCGAACTTTACCACTTACAGCTTTCTTTGCAGACTTCTTAACCTTACCACCTTTGCGGAAGACCCCGGCCGTATTTGAAGAGCGCCAAGAGTCATCGGACTGACCCTCTCCTATAGCTTGACCCGCTGTAGATAGATAATCCCCCACACGCCCCGCAGCTCTGCTAATGGCTCTTACTTGTCCTATAGCACTACCATCATCGGACGGCACTCTTGATAAGTTTGAACGTAAATCTCCCCCACCCATGTCGGCAGCGACCGCGCCGAAGGGATCATCAGGCAGCGCTCTTGAGCTTGCGTCACGTAAATCTCCCCCCTGGAGATATTTCTTAACCTCTTTACGCTTCTTTTTCCTAGCCATATCACAATTTCCTTTTACTCTTTTCTACTTTGTACAGGAATTACCCTTCGTAAAAGACAGTCATAGATGAAAGACCAGCTACAGAATATGTTATATACCCACCACCTACAAATAATATACCGTTATCGGGAACATCAGGGTATTGTGTAGTATTAGCAGACGCTACAGTGTTGAACTGCATACGCACCGTACCGGTACCAGAACCTTCTCTAAATGTGATTGTACCTGCCGTACCCGTATTAACTGCATATAGCCCACGAAGCCGTAACCTACCCCTAAATATAGGGGCAGCAATAGAGACACCAGACCCCGCGCTTACGTTACCAGCAGGGTTACCTACCGCTGCTATCTGACTTATAGTAGTGAAGAAAGTAGAGCCTGTTGCCGTACCAGCATTTGCACCTGTGATAGATTCAGTAACAGCCGTGGCAGTCTCGTCTGTACCTGTTACTGTAAACGAAATGCCCGAATCATCCCCCGCACTTAGAATAGTAATATTACGAGGTTCATCGAATGTTACTGCGCCCCCAGAAGTAAGTGCACCCCCTAGAACTAGATTAGCGTTATTACCTACAGCGGCGGCAGTGGAAATACCGTCAGTATCTGCAGCCGCAGCCTCTACAAACGTAGATTGAATGTCAGAAGACATCTATACCCTCCTTAAAGAGAGGGGGTTTCTAAACCCCTGCTCGATTATGCAATCTGCACATACTCAATAATGAATGTGAAGGAGCCTGCCGTGGTGGCATCTACCGTGTTGGTGATATTGCAGTAGATGGTTCTTGCTGCGGAGGTATATTGGACGGATGCCGGAGCAGTGGTGCCGCTTTCAGTCTGGGCAACCAACGAAGGTAACGTGACATTACCGACAACAACCGTAGTACCACCATCAAGAATCTGGTCAGCAACAGCCGCTACAATCTGTGCGCCTGAACTACTAGTACCTACCTCGTAACCAATATTACCAGATCCAATTACCGGAGCTGTGGCACAAAATATCTTGATGTTGGTCATAATGGTATTGGCGGGTTGCGTGAACGCACCAATCGCGGGACTATCGCCAGCAGTGGTATTAACAGTAACGCCCGTGGCGTAGCCGACATGCTTGATGTATTTGTTAGTGAAAATACCCGTGGAAGCAACGGAAGAAGTTTCGGTAACAACCCCAGTAGTTGCGGCTACATTTATAACCTTAAAACCGTTTTCAGAACGGACGGAACCGCTGAAAGTAGTATTAGCCATGTTCATCTCCTGTCTTGGCTAGTGTCAGCCGTACCATACGACTGTCAGGGATAATTTATAATATAAAATAAAAAAGAGGAGATAGCAAGTACCCCCCCTTTAATATATCGTACCGTATAATTACGCGCCGGGCGAACCATAAATCCCAAGAGGATCAGATACACCAAACGAATAACGTTCCCGAGCTTTATAACGACTATTACCCGTATCGAAATCAGCATCCATAGATGTCTGCAATGCCGTACGAGTAAAGTGTTTCAAACCATTAGGAATGTCAGTCGTAAGAAACCACGCATCCGTATCAGTCAGATAGTGGTTAATTGCGTAACCTTCAGGGATTGAACCCTTAGTCTTCATGGCGTTGAGGTCATTATCCGCCGTGCCCACACGACCCTCAGTCTCCAGAACCCGACAAGCAACAAACTGCAAGGCAGGGGGGATAACGAGTTTTTTGGGGCGGGCAGCGATTAACAGGCCGCGTTCATCCGTCCAAGCAGAAATGGAGATAACGGCGGCTTCCAAAGAAGTCTCGTTAAGATCCGCTGCTGTAGAAGGCGTATTAGAGTTAGTCCCACCAGAAACAAGCGGGTGAGACGTGGAACAAAGCGCCACACCATCACCATAGGTGGTAGAGAAGGCATCGTTAAGGATAGCCGCTCCCTTGACCTGTTTCGTGTACGCCATAGCACGAGCCAACGCTTTCGTGTAACGAGCGGAAAGCGAGTCATAAAGATTATCTTCAATAGCTTCCTCAGTAACAGAGAAACCCATCGCAATAGTCTCGTGCGTATAACGAGCCGTCCACGCTTCTTGAGCATTGTCATATTCGATGGCAGAGCCTTCGTCCTTGACAGGTGCCGCAGAAAACCCGGATAGCTTCGTTTCTTCCTCAAAAGAACGATCAGAAGATTCCGTCTCAAAAATCTCTTTATGTTCTAGGGCGTACTTTGCATACTCCATACCGAATAGAGCATTAAGACCGGGGAGGAGTTCTTTAAGTAATTGTGCTCTTGAAATAGCCATTTTACATTACTCCCCTAAACGCCGGTTGTGTTGTCAAACTGATGACCAGCACACCACTTAACAAGCACTTCAGGGAAGGCCGTTGAAGAAGTTTTGGTCTCAGTTACAACATCTACAACACGAAGCGGAAAAGTATTAGTGGTAGCAGAAGTATCATCGACAGCAATCTTAGAATTGCCGGTAACGGTGCTTCCCGTGTTGTCTACCATCTGCACATTTGCTCCGATGTCAGTAATAGCAAGATCAGCCATTACAACAGTACTACTAGCTGCAGACGAAATTACTGCGACCTTAAATAGTACGTTCGTGTCATCAACCACGTATGCCCTAGCGTCACTAGCAACAGTGCTAGCGGGCCAATATTGTTTAAACGTGGGTTGAGATGTGCCGGGGTCTGTATAAGTACACCCCATAAAGACACCAATTGGCGTCATAGCAGCGTCAGCGGTATCCCGCTCAACAGTGCCACCAGTTACGAGTTTAACGACATCCCCATAAAAAATGTCAGTAGCGTACGCGCTAGCAATTCTGTACAGGCGAGTAGCACCAGCATAGGGAGTACCATTAAGCATCTTAACTGGTCGAAGTCCGTAAGGACCATCGACTGTAGGATAAGCCATAGCTTATACCTCCTATTTACTAGTTAAGTTCCATTGCCAAATGTGACCTTCGTCTTCCGTTCATTAAAGAGCGGCATACGAGGATCGTTTTCGCGCATAAGGTTATTATTTACAGAAGTAGTTTGTGCCTTGCTTTGCTCTGCAAAGTACTCATTACGTTCTTCGACTAACTCTTTAGGAGCCTTACACAGCATTAAACCCCCAATCACAACATTTTCCTTAAAACGTTCCTGTTCTACGGTAACCATTGTAATCTCAGGGTGGTCTTCTGCTTTGACCGGTTCCCAACCTTCGCGCAGCTTTGATGAAACGTTCGTAGCGTCAACCGTTCCTTGCGTAGATACACGTACCCAATGAAATTCATAACCCGGCTGGCTAATAGGCGAAGGGAGTACTTCGGGCCTTTGCCAAGCTTTCCTACGGGCCGTTTTTTCTCTAGATACTTGTTCACGATTAATACGATTTTCAGCCATTTTCTTTCACCATTTCTATTGCAACCTGTTTGGCGTAGTCTTCGAGTTTGACTCCTAAACGATTTGCTAGGTCTACTTGGGTACTAGTTAATATCACTTTCTTAGGTGATGTGCTCCGCGTAGCGGGTGCAACCACATTAGCCTGATGTTTCGTAGTTTTTCTCTTGGGTTTATCAACACCCTCGAAATGTTCGGGAAATAACTGCTGCATACGACTATTGATTGTGTCGTAGTAGTCATCACTTTGCGGGTTCACACCCTGTTTGACAAGTTTATTATGCAACCCCAGCGCTAAACTTGTCATCTCATCATCAGAACCGAACCACGTATTAGTTCTTGCCCATTCGTTAGCTCGTTGGTCAACAGCTACTGGGGTGGATTGCTCTGTTGTATCTTGTTCTAAAGATGTTTCCTCTTCTTGTAAAGGCGAAAGTTGTATATTACCTAAACGGTCTGCTTTTATTTTAGCAGCCGTCATACCTTCTTGTGCGTCTACTACTGCGTCAGTATCCCCAGACTCGTAAGCCTCTTTATACGCACGTTTCGCTTCGTCTAACTCAGTACTAACAGTACGTTTTGCTTGGTCTAAAAGGATAGACTGGTTTTTACTAACAGAAGTTTTTAGATTTTTATTTTCATGTACTAATTTTTGAGTATACCGTTCAAGTTCTTCACGTTCGCGAAGGGCTGTTTCTTTTGCGCGCCGTTCGTCATGGTATCCCTTACTGAAGTGTTTAATCCTATTACGAACTTTATCAGAATAAGCCGCAAGCTCTTCTTCAGTAACCTCTTCCGGGGCTTCAGATACCTTACGATTCCTATCAGCTTTAGGCGTATCGTCTACAATTTCAATTTCTATTTTATCTTCTGAAACATCGGGTTCCGAGTTAGAAGTTGAAGACTCGTTGGATATATCGACAGTAACAGCGCTAGAAGGCCCTACTTCAATATCAATATTATCATCCCTCTTATCAGGATCTGGAAACTCATATTCTACTTTTTCAAAAGGCATTAAATAACTCCTATGCTCGTGATACACCACGGGGGTCTTTGACAATAGCTTCTATAGAATCATCGTTCATCAAACGATATTCTTTACCATCCGGTAAAGTAAACCGATTACCGGTATTGGCGCGAAACATCACATAATCACCTACTTTACACCAAGGTCCAGCAGAGAACCTGTCTTTATCACTATAGGCTTGACTACCCATATCAAGTACAAGTCCCACCGTGGACATAATTACTTCGTGGTGCATGGTAGTTACGGATTTCAAGATAGTCGTAGCTTCATAGGTATCCCCCACCTCGGGCATAGCTATAAGCAAATGATATCCAACAGGTATAGGTAACTGCGCTTCCAACTCTTCGTCATTAATTTTAACAAATTTGGGTTTAGTTGCTGCTTTAGTCATCGTCATCTTCCATATAATTACGCGAGAGGTCTTCTACTAGAGAGCGTGCGGTTTGAAGACCCCGAACCAACCCACACACATCCTTGTACTCAGCAAAGTCTTTTGGACCACCGCTGGTAAGAAATTCTATTGCAGAGGATTTTTGTTCCTCGATACGTTCTATAAGCACGCCAAAGACGGTATTAGCCATAGTCTATAGCTATCTCCTGTTATTTGTTGAAGGGGATGTTACGACCTTAAATATTTCAAGATCGAGTTTATCCGCTTCTTTCTGTGCACCAATATCAATTTTTAGCTTATCTTTTTTAGCACTTAATACTAATTCAGCCTTATCCAGTTCAGATTGTTGTGCTGAAATAGCTATATCGGCCTTATCTTTCTTGGCCTTCCGCAATAGATCTGCCTGTTGTAACTGAGAATCAGCCTGATCTTTCTGGGCTTTACGATCCACTTCAGCCTTTTTAATTGCCACTTCTTCACGACGAAGTTGTAAGATAGGATCTTGAGCCTGTTCTTGTGCTTCTTTCTGAGCCTGTTGCTGTTGATGTGCTTGGGTAAGTTGTTTTCCGGCATCAGCAACAAGTTGTGCAAGGTTGATTTCAATCTCTTCAGGTAGTTCTTTATTGGGAGGTGGTAATGGTACGCCAAGACGCTCCTCAATTTGTTTACGGTAACTAAACCCTAGATGTTCAGCTATATGTGCCTGTAACGAGGCCATAATCTGCTGTGCTTGGGGGTTTTGCCCAATTGTCTGTGCAATCATAGGGTCCTGCATGAACGAAGTGTGTGTGGTAATATGGGCATCATGGTCCTGATATATAAAGGCCCGTAAAGGTTTCCCAATTAATGCTGCCATATTCTCACTAACAGGATCAGTGGGCAGGATATCATCTTTCACAGGAACTAACTTGTCAGCGTTTTTTACCCCTAACACTTCTATCATTTGTCTATGTAGTTGGGGCAAGTCATATATTTGTGGGGCCGCCTGAGACATCTGTAATACAGCCTGATACTGTACTACGCGCTGGGCCATAGTAGAACTGTTAGGGTCACTTACAGGAATGACATCTACACTATCATAATCGGCTTTACGCGCTCCAACCTCCCCACGGAGGGGTATATACGTATAATCTTCCTCCGCATATTCTGCCATGATGGTCTTGAGGAGCTTAAACTCCTGTTTCATAGCGTAATGGACGCGTGCTTGTACTGCTGCCATAGGTTTAAG